CGCTAACACGTGGGCACAACGTACTAACGTTTAACATTAAATTACAGAACGCTAACACGTGGGCACACATGGGCACACGATGCCAACGTGCACACGAACATTGTGGACATGGCAAACATCCGGGTACAGAATGGCTTTTGGCGCGAGGCCCCCGGGTAGGGCCTTGGCCCGACCGGTCACGGAAACGCACCCCCCGCAAACATTTTTTTAATTTTTTTCGGTTGCTAACATTGCTGACATTGCCTACACTTCTGCCATGTTCAAATCTTTGCCACTAACAGTTCGTGATGTCCGGGCGACAGAGGCGCGTCTTCAGTCCATCTATGACGCGGCGAAGTTAGGTCTAAAAGGTGACTCGCTGGCGCTGGCTGCTGGTATGCTGCCCGCTGAGTATCGGCAACTGTGTCAGTTAGACCCGGTTGCGGAAATGGCTGAGAAGAAAGGCCGCGCGGATAACGAGCGCGAAATCTCAAAAGTGCTGCACGACGCGGCGTTAGGTGGCGACTCCAAGGCGGCGTTAGAGATCCTGCGTCACCGTCACGACTGGACGGCCAAACAAGAAGTCAGCGTTGACGTGTATCAGCGGATCAGCATTACCCAAGCCCTAGAAGCCGCGCAAACCAGAGTGTTAGAGAATGCAAAAACCGATCTATACATCAGCCGAAGAGCAGACGTTGATGACGCGGTTGTGGTCACCCGCGATAGCGAACGATCCTGAAGCGTTTGTACTGTTCGCGTTTCCTTGGGGCCAACCGAACACACCGTTAGCTAAATTCACCGGCCCGCGCAAATGGCAGCGGGAAATCCTGCGTGACATTAGTAAGCACATCAAAGCCAACGAGGGCAAAGTCAACATGGACACGCTACGCGAAGCGGTGTCCAGCGGACGGGGTATTGGTAAGTCGGCGTTAGTTAGTTGGCTGATCTTGTGGATGTTGTCCACGCGAATTGGCTCGACGGTCATCGTTAGCGCCAACAGTGAGGCGCAGTTAAGGTCGGTCACCTGGGGCGAATTGACCAAGTGGCAGGCGATGATTATTAACTCCCATTGGTGGGAGATCAGCGCAACTAAGATCGTACCGGCGCAGTGGCTGACCGAACTGGTTGAACGGGACTTAAAAAAAGGTACGCGTTATTGGGCAGCGGAAGGCAAACTCTGGAGCGAAGAGAATCCAGACGCTTACGCCGGGGTACACAACCACGACGGCATGATGTTGATCTTCGACGAGGCCAGCGGTATTGCCGACGCGATCTGGTCAGTCGGGGCTGGCTTCTTTACGGAAAACATTCTGGACCGGTATTGGTTCGCGTTTAGTAACCCCCGGCGCAACAGCGGGTACTTCTTCGAGACGTTTAATAGTAAGCGTGACTTCTGGCAAACGCGCCAGATAGACGCTCGGACGGTTGAAGGAACCGACAAGCAAGTATACGAGCAGATCATCGCGGAGTACGGCGAGGATTCAATCCAGGCGCGCGTTGAGGTGTACGGCGACTTCCCAAGCGCGGGCGAAGATCAATTCATCTCGCCGATGATTGTCGAGGACGCATTTAAGCGGCCCAAATACAAAGACGAGACCGCGCCTATAGTAGTAGGGGTAGACCCGGCAAGGGGTGGCTTGGACTCAACTGTAATAGTTGTGCGACGCGGGCGTGACATCGTAGCGATCAAGCGCTACAAGGGCGAAGATACGATGTCGATTGTCGGTCGTGTCATTGACGCAATTGACGAATATAAACCGACGCTAACTGTAATAGACGAAGGCGGTTTGGGCTACGGTATACTTGACAGATTGACCGAACAACGGTATAAGGTACGAGGGGTGAACTTTGGCTGGAAAGCCAAAAACCCAGTAATGTGGGGCAACAAACGGGCTGAAATGTGGGGCGCTATGCGCGAATGGCTACGGTCAGCCAGCATCCCGCAAGACAAAATGCTCAAGGATGATTTGGTTGGGCCGATGAAAAAGCCCAACTCGGCGGGAACGATCTTTCTGGAAGGCAAGAAAGAAATGAAAGCTAGAGGATTGGCATCTCCCGACGCAGCCGACGCGCTGGCGGTGACTTTTGCTTATCCTGTAGCGCATCGTGAGTACGTCGAACGGCCCCGTACTCTTGCGATGAACCGCGACGCAATGGCCGGCTCTTGGATGGGTGCATAATGCTCAAGAAATCGACGTCCCCTAAAGCCTTCAAAGAAAACATCAAAACTGAAGTAAAAGCTGGCAAACCAGTCAAACAAGCAGTTGCTATTGCATACGCTACTAAGCGTGAGGCGGCGAAGAAGAAATGAGCAACAAGTTAGGTTTGTACGCTAATATTCATGCGAAGCAGGAACGTATTAAAGCGGGTTCTGGCGAGAAGATGAATAAAGTTGGCAGCAAGAATGCGCCAACGGCTAAGGATTTCAAAGAGTCGGCTAAGACGGCTAAAAAGAAGTGAGCGATTACACCGGAATTAACGCCGTTGGCAACGTTGCGCTTGGTGGCAAACCACTCAAGAGCGACTCGGATGTGCTGTCAACGGCGCGGGATCGCCTGTCAATGGCGATTTCGGCGTATTCCGAGAGTCGAGAGGACGAGTTAGACGATCTGCGTTTTTACGCGGGCAGCCCTGATAACCAGTGGCAGTGGCCGGCAGATGTGCTGGCGACCCGTGGTGCGGTGCAGGGGCAGACGATTAACGCGCGGCCATGCTTGACGATTAACAAGTTGCCGCAGCACGTTCACCAGATTACGAATGACCAGCGCCAGAACCGGCCTAGTGTTAAGGTTATTCCGGTTGATGACAACGCGGATGTTGAGGTTGCCGAGATTTTCAACGGCATGATTCGGCATATTGAGTACATCTCGGATGCGGATGTGGCGTATGACACCGCTTGCGAGAACCAAGTTGCGTATGGCGAGGGTTATATTCGGGTCTTGACCGAGTATTGCGACGATAATACGTTTGATCAGGACATCAAGATTGCGCGGGTTCGCAATAGTTTCTCGGTCTACATGGACCCGCTGATTCAAGACCCATGCGGTAGTGACGCCAAGTGGTGTTTTATCACCGAGGACTTGAGCAAAGAAGAGTACGGGCGTCTTTTCCCGAATGCTTCGCCCTTGTCCACGCTAGAAACGCTTGGTGTTGGTGATCAAAACCTTAGTCAGTGGCTAAATACAGACACTATCCGTATTGCTGAGTATTTTTATATTGAATACGACAAGCAAACGCTGAATTTGTACCCTGGCAACGTGACTGCGTTCCAAGGGTCGCCTGAAGACAAGCAATTACGCCAAATTTACGGCAAACCGAAGAAATCGCGCCAAGCAGATCGTAAAAAGATCAAGTGGTGCAAGATTAACGGCTACGAAATCCTTGAAGAACAGGAATGGGCCGGTAGTTGTATCCCTGTTGTGCGGGTAATTGGCAACGAATACGAAGTTGAGGGCCGCATTTACATCAGCGGGCTGGTGCGTAACGCCAAAGATGCACAGCGGATGTACAACTATTGGACCAGCCAAGAGGCAGAGATGCTGGCGCTGGCTCCAAAGGCTCCGTTTATTGGTTATGGCGGGCAGTTTGAGGGGTATGAGACCCAATGGAAGACTGCAAACACGCAAAATTGGCCGTATTTGGAAGTAAACCCGGATGTGACGGACGGCCAGGGTGCGGTTTTGCCGTTGCCCCAACGTGCGCTGCCGCCAATGGCCCAAACTGGCTTGATTCAAGCCAAAATGGGCGCGTCCGAGGACATCAAGTCTGCAACTGGACAGTACAACGCATCTCTTGGGCAACAATCGAACGAACGTTCTGGCAAGGCTATTTTAGCCCGCCAGCGTGAAGGCGATGTTGGCACTTACCACTATCAGGACAACCTGGCTCGGGCTGTACGGCACATTGGTAGGCAATGTGTTGATCTAATCCCCAAAATTTACGACACGCAGCGCATTGCCCGGATTATCGGGATTGATGGCGAGACCAAGATGGTCAAGATTGACCCTACGCAACAGGAACCTGTGCGTAAGATCCAGAACCAAGAAGGGATTGTGATTGACAAGATCTACAATCCGTCTGTTGGCAAGTACGACGTAGTGGTTGCAACCGGACCAGGCTATGCGACTAAGCGCCAAGAGGCTCTTGAGGCGATGGCGCAACTGCTACAGGGCAACCCGCAATTGTGGACCGTGGCTGGTGACTTGTTCGTCAAAAACATGGACTGGCCTGGAGCTCAAGAGATGGCAAAGCGGTTTGCCAAGACGATTGACCCCAAATTGATGGGCGACGCCGAGGATAACCCGGCTCTGCAAGCGGCTAATCAGCAGATGCAGGCGATGGCGGCAGAGTTGGATCAGCTGCACCAGATGCTGCAAAATGTTGGCAAGTCAATGGAAGCGCAGGATATGGAGCGCAAGGATTACGAAGCCAAGATCAAGGCGTTTGACGCTGAGACTAAGCGTATCAGCGCTGTTCAAGCGGGGATGTCAGAGCAGCAGATTCAAGATATTGCAATGGGCGTGGTTGCCGCCGCGATGGAATCGCAGAACTTTATAATGCCGGAAATGCGTGAGCAGCCTACGCAAATGGAAATGATGCCTGAATCGTCTGAGTACGCGCCGCAACAAGGGATGATGTCATGAAAGCTGCGGATTTCGTTGGTCTGTTGTTCTTGGGGCGTGATGTAGCCCATAGTGTACACCTCAACACGCGAAGCTATAGCAAACACAAGGCGTTGCAGAAGTTTTACGAACTGATTATTGAAGCAGCGGATGATTTTGCTGAAGCGTACCAAGGCCGGCATGGGTTGATTGGGCCGATTACGCTGATGTCGGCTAAAAAAACAACCAACATTATTGAGTTTTTAGAAACTCAACTTGCTGAGATTGAAGCAAACAGATATGAGGTTGTTGACAAGACTGATATGTCTTTGCAGCAGTTAATTGATAATATTATTGAAATTTACCTACGTGTCCTGTATAGGCTGCGCTTCTTGGCATGAGCCTTTTAATCAACCATTCAACTCCGGCAGATGGTTCGTTTAGCGCGACTGGCGCGACTGCGTGGAATGCCACGCACGCTTTTACTGGTGTTCTAGACGTAGCAAATGGCGGCAACGGGACCGCAACACCGGCATTAGTAGCCGGGGCAAACGTCACAATCACCGGGACTTGGCCTAATCAGACCATCAATTCTTCTGGCGGTGGTGGGTCTGGTACGGTTACGAACGTTTCTGTCACATCAGCAAACGGTCTTGCAGGCACTGTAACCAATCCCACTACAACCCCTGCGATCAGCCTTTCTACGACCGTTACGGGACTGCTCAAGGGTAACGGCACTGCAATCAGCGCGGCTACGTCAGGGACGGACTATGCGCCTGCTACGTCTGGGACATCAATCCTGTACGGCGACAACGCTGGCGGTTTTTCAAACGTAACGGTTGGCACCGGATTAAGTTTTATTTCTGGAACACTGACTGCCACGGGTTCTGGAACGGTTACAAGTGTTGGAGCAACAGCTCCAGTCGCATCGAGCGGCGGGGCAACGCCAACTATCAGTCTTAATACTGCTTACGGCGACACGTTAAACCCATACGCAAGCAAGACAGCAAATTACTTTTTGGCTGCACCAAACGGAACTGCGGGCGCGCCATCTTTTAGGGGGATTGTAGTAAATGACATTCCAACTCTAAATCAAAACACTACTGGTTCTGCTGGGTCTGTAGCAAACTCATTAACAATTAGTTCACCATTAAGCGGGACAAGTTACAACGGAAGTTCGGCCACTACAATTGCACTTGCTGCAAGCTATGGCGACACACAGAACCCATACGCGAGCAAAACGGCCAACTATGTGCTGGCCGCGCCCAATGGGACCGCGGGTACTCCATCTTTTAGGGCGCTTGTATCTGCCGATATCCCATCGCTAAATTATCAAGCACCAATTACGCTTACGACTACCGGCACAAGTGGCGCAGCTACTTTTATCGGCAACACGCTCAATATCCCGCAATACACTGGCGGCAGCGGAAGTCCTAACTTAGATGGCGGCACGCCAACAAGTAACTACGGCGGGATTACCGCAATTGACGGAGGAACACCATAATGGCCGTTCAGATTCAAATCAGGAATGGCACCGCATCAGCCTGGACTTCAGCTAATCCTACGCTTGCTGTTGGCGAGATGGGTTCGGAAACAGACACCGGGCGGTTTAAGATCGGTAACGGTTCAACCGCTTGGAATAGTCTTGTGTACTCCTTGGGAGTATCGTCTAAGGGCGCGTATTCGGGTTCTACCCAGTATTATCCAAACGACATTGTTTCGTACAATAATTCAAGTTACATTTGTATTCTAGCGTCGCTAGGTAATCTGCCAACAAACACGACGTACTGGAATCTGCTTGCTTTAGCTGGTAGCGTCACTTCCGTAGGGCAGACATTTACTGGCGGCATCGTATCGGTTTCTGGATCTCCTGTTACTTCTTCAGGGACGCTGGCGCTCACGGTCGCAGGCACTTCCGGCGGTGTACCGTACTTTTCAAGCGGTACAACCTGGGCCTCTAGCGCATTGCTGGCATCTAATGCGTTGGTTGTAGGTGGTGGCGCTGGTGCGGCACCGTCAACTATTACAACTGGAACAAACGTACTAACTGCTTTAGGAACCAACACGGGTTCTGCTGGAGCGTTTGTAGTTAACGGTGGGGCGCTTGGTACTCCATCTGGCGGCACTTTAACAAACGCTACGGGCTTGCCAATATCAACTGGCGTATCTGGGTTGGGGACCAACGTTGCTACTTTTTTGGCAACACCATCTAGCGCTAACTTAGCTGCGGCGGTTACTGATGAGACTGGCTCCGGGCTGGTGGTATTTAACAATGCCCCTGCACTGACCAACCCGACGGTTACTAACTACGTTGAAACGCTGTACTCGGCTAACACCAGTACGGCGATCACTGTGAACTTGGCAAACGGCACAGTTCAGAACCTGACGTTGACTGCTAGCGCAACAATCACAATGCCTACTGCTGTGGCGGGCAAGTCGTTCATCATTATTCTTACGCAAAACGGCGGGTTTACCGTAACTTGGTCTACTGTGTCTTGGCCTTCCGCCACGCCCCCCACACTTACTGCCACTGCCGCTAGGAAAGACATTTTCTCGTTTTTTTCTGATGGCACGAGCTGGTTTGGCACCACAATCGGACAGAACTACACATAATGTTTGCTGCATCTAAATCAGGTAGATCGGCTGCTAGCGGCGGGGCAACCGACGCCTCTTTTGCTTATGTCCCATTGTTGTTGGAAACGACCAGCACCAACGGTCAACAGAACAATACGTTCTTAGATTCCAGTACCAACGCATTTACCATCACCCGCAACGGCACACCGACGCAGGGTTCGTTTACTCCGTATCGGCCCAACGGGTATTGGAGCAATTATTTTAACGGCACTTCAGATTATTTAAGCGTTGCAAATAACGCGGCATTTGAGTTGGGGGCCAACAACTTTACAATTGAGGCGTGGATTCAAACCACATCCTCCGTTCAATATACTACTATTGCGGCAAAGCAAGTTGCATCTGCTACTGGTAACTGGTGGTTTTTAATAAACAACGCAAGCGCAACTGCGGGAGATGTTGCATTTTGGTGTTACGACTATAATTTGTTTACTACCGCGATGGTTTCTACTAGCGGTGTAAACGTAAGAGATGGCCTTTGGCATCATATTGCACTAGTTAGAAACGGTTCATCATGGGCAATTTATGTTGATGGTGTATCGCGTGGCACTTTAACTATCATACTTACAATTGGATCTCTAAACGCTTCCCTTTATGTAGGCAACAATCAGCAAAACCCAACAAAGTATTTCCCTGGTTACATTTCTAATTTTAGGTTGGTAAATGGAACAGCGGTCTATACGACAGGGTTCACTCCATCAACTACGCCCTTAACCAATGTAACAAATACATCTTTGCTGACTTGCCAATCTAACCGCTTTATTGACAACAGCACCAACAACTTTGCTATTACCCTTGCTGGCACACCCAAAGTCCAAGCATTCCAGCCGTTCTCACCAACGGCATCGTACACCACTGCGCTGTATGGTGGGAGCGGGTACTTTAATGGTAGTACGGATTATTTGACGTCTACCATCCCCGCGTTAAGTGGGCAATTTACAATTGAATTTTGGTACTATAGATTAGTAAACTCAACAAATAATTATTTTTTTACAATTGGAGATTCAATTTCTGCTAACGGATTCCAGTTATACATAGCGGGATCTAATTTAGTTTTTTTTGGAAGCAACGCAGCAAGAATTACAACGTCTGGGGCTTCAATTTCTTTGAATGCTTGGAGTTATATTGCATTAACTAGGGACGCCAGTAATGTAATTAGTTTGTATATAAATGGAACGCAAGTTGGTTCTACCTATACAAATTCAACCACGTTTGCAACCACCATAAGAATGGCGGTTGAATTTTATAATTCAGTAGTGTCTGGATATGGTAATAGTTACATTTCTAACTTCCGCATCAGCAACAATGTTAGAACGGTAACTTCCATTCCAACCGTTCCGTTAACAAGCGACGCCAATACCAGTCTCCTGCTCAACATGACCAACGCAGGAATCTACGACGCCGCCGCGCAGAACGATGTGACTACGGCGGGGTCTGCGGTAACCGCTGTGACTCCAGCAAAATGGTCGCCAAGTAGCATGAGTTTCAACGGAAGCAACTCATATGCTCAAGTTCTTTCAAACCCGGCATTTACTTTAGGAACATCAAACTTCACAATTGAGTTCTGGGTTTACTTTAATAGCGTTGCATCAGGGCAAACGGTTGTAGGAAGGCATATCACAACCGCCGCTGGGGATTGGGCAATTTACACTGCGTCAACAGGAAGCCTGAACTATTACCTTAGTTCAAATGGCTCAACTTGGAACCTTGCCAACCAAGTATCAATTGGTAGCATTAGTACCGGGACTTGGTATTACGTTGCTCTTGTAAGAAACGGGTCTGTATTTACCCCGTATATAGGAACGACTCCCGGTTCGGCCCCAACAGCGGGGACAACAACAACCACCGCATCCGCTTTGTATGCAAACACGCAGGCACTGACTGTTGGCGCAGCCAATAACTCGCTTACATTCCTAAACGGGTATGTGCAGGATTTTCGATTTACAGTCGGTGTTGCTCGTTCAATTACCACTGTACCTTCCGCAGCCCTTCCGACGAAATAATCATGCAAATAGCTAACCAAGACCTCATCATCAAGGACCACACCGAGTGGTTCCCCAACACCTCTTTCGGTGAGCGTGGCCCGTCTGTGGAGTGGATCAAGTCCGAGGGCTACTACATCATCTCGGCATGGAAAGACTACGACTCCAAGACCCAAAAGCTAGTACCAGCCGCGCCGCATTTGCATGATGATATGTGCTGCATCGTTGACGTTGAGCCGCTGACCGCTGAAGAACTGCAATCGCGTGTTGACACTCAGTGGCAGGTTGTACGTACACAGCGCAACCAGATGCTCAAAGACACCGACTGGACTCAGTTGGCTGACGCTCCGGTTGACAAGTCAGTTTGGGCTACTTATCGTCAGGCACTTCGTGATATAAGTACGCAACCCGATCCGTTTAACATTACCTGGCCGGTATGAATTCGTTTTTTGGCGGCGCGTTTTTTAGCGGGGATTTTTTTCTGTCTGTCATAGTCTATGCAGACCAGTTGTTGATTAAACTTCGGTCATTTACCGAAAGAAGGAGATTTTGATGGCTATTAACCTCAAAGCAATTACCTCGGTAATGGGCTACCAGCAGATCACAAGTCTGAGTTCTGCTACCAAACTGACAGTGCCGCCACGCGACATCAGTGGATTGATTGGGTCCCCTCGGATCGCTATCATTACGCCCGAAACTCAAAACGTTCGCTGGCGCGACGATGGTGTTGCACCAACGGCTACAGTTGGTATGCCGCTAGCCGCTGGCGTTACGTTGCAGTATGACGGAGATCTTTCGCAGATCCAGTTTATTGAGCAGAGCGCTAGCGCCAAACTCAACATTACTTATTATTCTTGAGGTTGCCATGCAAGTCTCTAACGATTCCGCTGCCGTGAATTACGTTGATTACTTCACCAAGCAGTTTCCAATTGATCTGGCTAACATGGCCGCACTGCGCGACGAACTGGCTATCCGTCAGGGTGCTTTGTCTGCCGCTCAAGACGCTGTAGCTGACCGTGAACGCGCAAAGCAAGAACTTGATGCAGCCAAGGCAGAAGCAAATGCTTTGCGAGTAGACGCAAGCGCTGACCGTGAAACTGCCAAACAAGAACTCGCTGATGCGAAAGCCATGGCAAAAGATTTGAACGCCCAGGCTAAAGCGGCGCTCGCTGCTGCGGTAGATCGTGAGGCAGCGGTTGAGTTGCGCGAAAAAGTTGTGTCAGATCGTGAGGACTATCAGATTGCATCTCAAATTGAGATTGATAGCCAACAGGCCGATCTAAAAGAGAAAACCGTTGCTCTTGATGCTCGAATAAAAGCATTCCAAGATAAAGTCGCAGCACTTACAGCGTAGGACTTACCATGGCTGCCGTATCTCTTTCAGTTTTTGGCGGTGTTGGGTCTCAGTTTTTTGACAACAATGGTAGCCCGTTATCTGGTGGCAAGATTTACACGTATGAGGCCGGGACAACAACACCGCTGGCTACATACACATCAAGCAGTGGCGGCACAGCGCACTCAAATCCCATTGTGCTTGATTCCGCTGGTAGAGTGCCTAGCGGTGAAATTTGGGTTTTAATACGACTGTACAAGTTTGTACTGAAAACCAGCGCGGATGTTTTAATTGCCACATACGACAACGTTGGTAGCAGTTTTAACGCCACGGCAATTATTGCCAATTTTACTGGCAACGGCTCAACTGTTGCATTTACGTTGGCAAGCGCTCCAGCAAACGAAAACGCAACTAATATTTACATCAACGGTGTGTACCAGCAAAAAGACACTTATAGCGTTGCTGGCGCTGTGGTTACGTTTTCACAAGCACCACCAACCACTTCGTCAATTGAAGTCAATTACGTTTAACAAGTAATATGTCCAACCTCAAGATTTCTCAACTTACTGGAGCAACAACTCCGCTTGCTGGAACTGAGACATTGCCGGTTGTTCAATCGGGATCAACGGTTAAGGTTAGCGTTGCAAACTTAACTGCGGGCCGCGCAGTTGCAACGGCTGGCGGTTCGTTTACGGACAACATTACTCAAAGCACCGCAGCAAAAGGCATAAATTTCACTGCCAACACCTCGGCAGCGGGCATGACAAGCCAGCTATTGAATTGGTACGAAGAAGGGACGTTTACCCCAACGATCACGGCTGGAACGGCTGGAAATTTAAGCGTGTCGTACAGCACTCAATTGGGTAGATACACCAGAATCGGCAATCGTTGTTTTATAAATATTACTTTGGTTACAAGTGCTTTCACTTGGACAACAGCAAGCGGACTTTTGTATATAACTGGTTTGCCCTTTTCGGCAAACAGCGCAGGAAACAACAATCAACCTATGGGATTTGTTTTTGGTGGCGTTACAAAAACTGGATACACTCAGTTTGCCCCATTTCCTGACTATGGGTATTCTCAATTAGTATTTGGCGCCTCTGGCACTGGCGTTGTCGCATCTGGGCTAACAATTGCTGATTTGCCTTCTGGCGGGACAATTTATTTTGCAATTTCTGGTCAATACCAAATTTAAGGAAAAAAATGTCTCTTACCAAAGTTTCCTATTCAATGATTGCTGGCGCGTCCATCAATGTATTGGATTTTGGTGCTGACCCGACCGGCGCTACAAACAGCACCGACGCATTTTCTGCTGCAAGCGCGGCTATTACGGCAGCGGGTGGGGGCAAATTAGTCATACCAAAAGGTTTGTATATTGTCGGAAAACAAATTTTTGCCAATGCTGCAGGTCTTGGGTATTCATATCAGGCTCAACCAATAATTTATATTTCAAATTGTTCCAATCCTGTAGTTATAGAGGGAAACGGGGCGGTTCTAAAAATTGCAAACGGTTTAAGATTTGGTTCTTTTAGTCCAACAACAGGACTAGCAATTGTCACGACTTCGCCATACTATGTCGCTGACTCTGCGGCATCTATTGGTCAAATAATTAACATTTATAACTGCACCGGCAGCATCAGTATTACTGATCTTGAACTTGATGGAAACATCAACAACCAGATCATTGGGGGGGTGTGGGGTGATACCGGTCGCCAACTTGCTGCTCGCGGCATTCTTGATCAAGAAAATGACAACGTTTTTGTACAGAACGTTTACTCGCATCACCACGGTCTTGATGGTTTTGAAACTAAGCGCACTGTTACTTCTAGCACTGCCACTGTCTACCCACATACGTATATAAATTGCCGTAGTTACTACAACGGACGGCAAGGAATCTCATGGACTGGTGGCAACAATTTAACAATGATTGATTGCGACTTGTCGCATACCGGAAAAAACGGTGTTGTTTCTTCTTCTCCCGGCGCTGGTATTGACATTGAGCCAGAATCTTCGCTTGGAAAAAATGGCACGTTTATTAACTGCCGGTTTTACAACAACGCTGGCGTTGGTATGCTGGCAAGTACCGGCACGTCTTCTGACTGTTCATTTTACAACTGTCAGATGATTGGCACGACAACTTGGTCTGGATGGGCGCAGACTCCTGCTGCATCTGGCTTTAGATTCCACGATTGCAAGATAGTTGGCTCATGGGTCTGGCCTGGAGGTTCAAGCAACGAAGAATCTGCCGCAAAGTGGTTTGGCTGCAAATTCTTAATGAACCCCGCAGAATCACCAAGCGGAGTCATTTTTAATACCCGTATGGAGTTGGATTCATCAACTAACGTACTGTACCAAGGTTGCATATTTTATGCCGCTAGTGGCTACACGTTGCCATTTTCAGATGCTGGCATTACAGGCGCAATTTATGATACTTGCACATTTGAGCAAGTTGGCTCCGGAACTTTTTATACGCGAGGAAATTTCTACGGCCACAACAGGATGACGCACGCTGGCTTTTGGGACTCAACTGGTTCTACCATTTTTGGCAGGATGTATGTCAATGGTGTGCAATCAACGATTATTTTACCTCGGATTTTGGAAGTACCCATGTATTCCAATGATGGGGGTGCTGGGAAAACGATTCGTGTTGCGTCGTACTACAGTCCGACTGCTTGGGCATCAGATTATGGTGGTGCAATTCAAGGAGACATTGTTTTGAATCCATTCCCCGCAGCGGGTGGTTTTATTGGCAGTGTTTGCACAGTCACTGGCAACCCTGGAACATGGCGCACATTTGGCGTTATTTCTTAATTACAAAAGGACTCAATTATGGCGCTTAAAAAAACCATTGCCACAGCATCTGGCCTTGTTGCCGAGAGCGCATACCATCGCGTTGAGGGTGTGCAGCTTGACGGTAAAGACACTATCTCTTTCCGTCTGCGCTCTTATAAAGACTCAAGCACTTCGCTTCCATCATTTTATGAATGTGCATTTAGGTGCGCGTATGATTTGAATGGATCAAACCCGATTTCACAAGCGTATGTGTATGTAAAAACGCAGGACGAGTTCAAAGACGCAACAGATTGCTAATTTTAGCAACCAAGGGTAAGATAACCGTACCGGCGCGGCTCACCGGGGGATCTCAGGATTCACAATGACCGAAGAAGTAGCGATTGAAGCGGAAGTAGCGCCCGCGCCGGAACTGGAAGCTACGGCAGCCCCAGAACCTGTAGTAGATACGCCGGAAGTTGCGCCCAAGACATTCTCGCAAGAGGAACTTGACGCTGCAATTCAGAAACGCCTTGCAAGAGAACAGCGAAAATGGGAGCGCGAGCGTCAAGCACCGCCGCCCGCTGCCGTTGATGTCCCGCCAGTAGATCAGTTTGATTCGGTTGATGCTTACGCAGAAGCCAAGGCAATTAAGTTGATTGAACAGCGTGACCAGCAACGTCAGCAAGCGGAGATTCTTGAGGCATATCACGAGCGTGAAGAAGAGGCTAGGTCTAAGTATGATGACTTTGAACAGGTCGCATACAACCCAAGTCTCAAGATTACGACCGTGATGGCGCAAGCGATTCAAGCCTCTGATGCCGGCCCTGATGTAGCTTACTACCTTGGGTCCAATCCAAAAGAGACAGATCGCATTTCCCGTCTTAGCCCGATTTTGCAGGCAAAGGAAATTGGACGTATTGAGGCTAAAATAGCCACAGATGTTCCGGTTAAACGTACTACGTCTGCGCCCGCGCCGATTAGTCCGGTAACTGCTAGAACTTCAGGAAATCCGAGTTATGACACGACGGACCCGCGGTCCACAAAAACGATGTCTACCTCGGAATGGATTGAAGCAGACAGGCAGCGCCAGATTAAAAAAGCACAATCCCGATACCGCTAACTTTTTTTAGGACTTACCATGTCAAATAGCATTCTTACGATTGACATGATCACCCGGAAGGCTCTCGAAATTCTTGAGAACAACCTTGTGATCACACGTAACATTGACCGTCAGTACGATGACAGCTTTGCTGTTGAAGGTGCCAAGATTGGTTCTACCCTGCGTATTCGTCTGCCTGACCGCGCTCTGGTGACTGACGGTGCCGCCCTGCAAGTTCAGGATGACAACGAGCAGTACACCACGTTGACGGTTGCAAGCCAGAAGCATATCGGCGTGAACTTCACGTCTGCCGAACTGACGATGCAGTTGGATGATTTTGCAGACCGCGTTCTCAAGCCGCGTATCTCGCAGTTGGCTGCAAGCATTGACGCTGACGTTGCAAATGCTTACAAAAACATTTATTCGTCAGTTGGTTCGCCAGGCACCACCCCAGGCACCTCGCTGGTTCTGCTGCAAGCGCAACAGAAACTCAACGAAAACGCCGCTGTGATGACCCCTCGTTATGCAACGGTTAATCCCGCTGCCAACGCTGGTCTGGTTGAAGGCATGAAGGGTCTTTTCAATCCTACGGACACGATCTCCAAGCAGTTCAAGAACGGCATGATGGGGACTGGTGTTCTCGGGTTTGACGAGATCAATATGTCTCAGTCGATCAAACAGCACACCACGGGTAACTTCCCTGTTTCGCCTATTGTTTCTTCTAGTGCCACGTTTGCCGAAGGTCAATCGACCCTCGCTATTACGTTCACCAGCGGAACCAAGACGGTTAAGCAAGGCGACGTGTTCACCATCGCTGGCGTGTATGCGGTCAACCCACAGACGCGTGAGTCCACTGGTTCGCTGCAACAGTTCGTTGTTACCGCTGACAACAGCGTGACCTCGGGCACTTCCATGACCTTGGCGATTTCTCCGGCGCTTTACACGTCGGCAAATGCTTTGGCAACGGTTGATTCGTTCCCAGCAACTAGCGCAACCATCACGTTCCTCGGAACTGCATCGACTCAGTACCCGCAAAACCTTGTTTACCACAAGCAGGCTATAACAATGGCTACGGCTGATCTCTTGCTGCCGCAGGGGGTCGATATGGCTGCTCGCGCAGTGCATAACGGTATTTCGTTGCGTGTCGTGCGCCAGTACGATATTAACAATGACCGTCTGCCTTGCCGTATTGACGTTCTGTATGGCTTTAGCACGATCCGTCCACAGATGGCCTGCCGCATCTGGGGTTGAACTTTTTAATTTAAGGAAATAATCATGGCTCTACCCAATGGCGCAGGTGGTTACCAAGTTGGTACTGGTAACCGCGCAGAAACCGTTATGGGCGCTATGGCCGCTCCACAAACGGCCACCGTTACCGCAACCCTAACCGCAGCGCAGATTGTCAATCAGGTACTGGTTGCCAATCCTGGTTCTAGTACCGCAGCTACTTACACGTTGCCACTAGGAACGGCGATTGATGCCGCCGTTCCTAACGCAACGGTCGGCAGCACGTTTGATCTGTCAGTTGTTAACATTGGCACTTCTTCTGGTACGGCGACTTTGGCTGTTAACACTGGCGTGACGGACGGTGGTAATGCTGTAGTCACTTTGGCTGTAACAACCAGCGGGCTGTTCCGTTTCCGTAAAACCGGCGATGGCACTTACGTAGTGTATCGTTTGGGTTAAAACAAAGGGGGAGGGCCACAAGCCTTCCCCTTTTTTAAAGGAATTACTATGCCTAATACGCAAGCAGTCGGAGTTGCATATTCCGATCCTGAATTTACGACCTGTTACGCAAGCCAAGAAATTGGTTATAGCGCAGCAGCCCAAGGTACTGTGACGCAAGCAACGGACAAGTCAACAGCGGTAACGCTGAACAAGTCTGCTGGTCGCATCACAATGAACAACGCTGCTTTGGCTGGTTCCACTGCGGTTTCGTTTACGTTGAACAACAGCTTGATTTCAACCAATGACGTAATTACTGTGTGTATTTCTAGTGTTACCACTGGTAGTACCGCTGGGGCGTACACCTCTTACGTTTCTAATATGTCTGCTGGTTCTGCTTCAATTACGTTGCGTAACTTGAGCGCGACTTCATATTCTGAAGCGGTTGTAATTAACTTCTGCATCATTCACGGCGCAAGCTAACAGGCGGGGCTTCGGCCCCTCCTTTTGAGGTTTACGATGGCAACATATTCCGCTGGCGATCAGATCAACCGCGCCCTGCGTCTGTTGGGTGTTCTGGCAGAAGGTGAAACGCCCTCGGCATCAGTGTCGCAAGATTCGCTGATGGCTCTCAATCAAATGATTGACAGTTGGAACACAGAAAAACTGTCAATTTATAACACTCAAGATCAAACGTATCTTTGGACACCAGGCTTAATTACTCAGACGCTTGGGCCGTCCGGTGACTTTGTGGGCAACCGCCCAATCCTGCTGGATGATTCGACGTACTTCCGTGACCCGACAACCAACGTCAGTTACGGCATCAAATTCATTAACCAGCAGCAGTACGACGGGATTGCGGTCAAGACCGTGACCTCCACTTATCCACAGGTCATGTGGATAAACATGGAGTATCCCAACATTACGATGACGATCTACCCCAAGCCTACGCGGATTTTGGAGTGGCACTTTATTTCTGCTGATGAATTGGTTCAGCCAGCAACGCTGGCAACCACGATGGCTTTCCCTCCTGGCTATCTGCGAGCGTTCACTTACAACTTGGCTATGGAGATCGCGCCCGAGTTTGGCGTGGAACCATCGCCGCAGGTGCAACGTATTGCCATGACCAGCAAACGCAACCTTAAGCGCATCAACAATCCTGACGATTTGATGTCGATGCCGTACTCGCTGGTTGCAACGCGCCAGCGGTTTAACGTTTACGCCGGTAATTACTGATGTTTATCGCGCTTGACTACGATAAGACCTACACTGCTGATCCAATCTTGTGGGATGGTTTTATTAAGTCTGCTAAAGATCGTGGTCATGAAGTAAAAATTGTCAGTATGCGCTACCCAAGCGAGCCAATAAAATCGGCACCAGTAGAAGTTTTGTATACTAGCCGAAAAGCAAAAGCGTCTTGTGTTCAAGCAGATATTTGGATTGACGATAGCCCTCAATGGGTATATCAGGACTCTTTATGAAGACTCCTATACTTGGCTCGGCCTACGTTGCTCGGTCGGTCAACGCCGCTGACAACAGAATGGTAAATCTGTTCCCAGAAATTGTGCCGGAAGCGGGTAAGGAACCAGCGTTCCTAAACAGAGCCCCAGGACTCAAACTGTTAGCCACAATTGGCAGCGGGCCGATACGTGGAGTGTGGGCGTTTTCTCCGCAAGACGGAACCGCGTTTGTAGTGTCTGGCAATGAGTTGTACAAAATTAACAACTCCTACACCGCAACGCTTTTAGGGGCTATATCTGGCACAGGCCCTGTCAGCATGGCTGACAATGGTACGCAATTGTTTATTGCGGCTAACGGTCCCGGCTACATATACAACAACACCACAAACGCTTTTGGGCCAATCACAGACCCAGATTTTCCCGGCGCTGCCACAGTCTGTTATCTAGATGGCTACTTTGTATTCAATGAGCCTAACAACAGCCAAAATATGTGGGTTACCGCGCTGTTGGATGGCACATCTATTGACCCATTAGAATATAAACCCACTGACGCCTCACCTGACGGTTTGGTTGCTGTCATATCAAATTTTCGAGAAGTCTGGGCGTTTGGCACCAACTCCATTGAAGTATGGTATGACAGCGCTGCCACCGATTTTCCTTTAGATCGCATTCAAGGCGCGTTTAATGAGTTAGGTTGCGCCGCAGCATTTTCCGTTGCCAAAATGGACAACGGTATATTTTGGCTAGGGCGCGACAGGCGCGGTCAGGGTATGGTTTATCGCGCTAACGGTTACACCGGCCAGCGTATCTCAACCCATGCGGTTGAATGGCAGATTCAGCAGTACGGCGACATTTCTGACGCAATCGCCTACACATATCAACAGGGCGGTCATTCTTTTTATGTACTGACATTTCCGTCAAACAATGCCACATGGGTCTATGACGCCGCTACGGAAGCGTGGCATGAACGGGCTGGTTGGGTAAACGGTGACTTTACGCGCCACCGCAGCAACTGTCAGATGGCGTTTAACAATCAGATTGTTGTTGGCGACTATGCTAACGGCAATCTGTACGCTTTTGATTTAGACGTTTACGCTGACAACGGCAGCATCCAAAGATGGATGCGTTCTTGGCGGGCGCTGCCCACCGGTCAAAACAACTTAAAGCGAACCGCTCACCATACCTTACAGCTTGACTGCGAAACCGGTGTTGGTTTGAATTCTGGTCAAGGTTCTGACCCGCAAATTATGTTGCGTTGGTCTGATGACGCAGGCCACACTTGGTCAAACGAACATTGGTCTCCGGTTGGCAAAATTGGCGTTTATCAGCAACGAGTGTTTTGGCGTCGTTTGGGGATGACGCTCAAGTTGCGGGATCGAGTGTATGAAATTTCTGGAACCGATCCGGTCAAGACTGTGATCATGGGCGCGGAATTGATTTTGAGCGGCACAAATGCCTAACGTGACCCCAATCACGCCGCCGCGAGTACCGCTAATTGATCCACGAACTGGGTTTATTGATCGCGCTTGGTATTTGTTTTTTTTGTCGTTAAATAACGCGGCAACTCAAGTTTACGACAACCCAGACTTGGGGCCTAGCCCAGAAGCGTTAATTTCATCTTACGATGCTGCTCTGCAAGAGTTATCGCAAACGGTAGACGTTCAACAATCTCCAACGTATTTGTTGTCTCAGATTGCTGAATTGCAAAAACAAATTGATGCATTGCAAATCCAGCCAATTATTGACGTTGGTGCCATCAACTCAACTCTTACTGCTTCGGCTAGCGCACCAGTAACTTACACCGCTAATTTTTCTGTAGCATCTACAGATTTATGGATTATCAACAACAAGTCTGGCTCCTCTTGCACCGCTACGCTGCCCGCCGCGTCTGGCTATTTAGGCCGAGTTTTGTATTTTCAAAACTACCAAGCGCAAACGTTGGTGTCAGCGTCCGGCGACGTAGTGGGGATTGGTGGTGGTGCTGCCGGCACTTCAATCCTGTTGGCAAGCGCTGGTGACCAATCCACCTTGGTTTCAAATGGCACAAACTGGGTAACGATGCAATATGTGCCTAACAATATTCTGCTTCTGGAGTAACTGATGGTTACCGTCAAAGTTTTAGTTCCCGCCAAGTACGCGGACGCATCGCAAACAACCCAGTACACTGCGACTGGCGTAACGACAATTATTGACAAGTTTACGGCCACCAACATTAGTGCGTCTGCTGCTACAATTTCCGTCAACTTGGTTACTGTGGCAGGATCTGCTGGCAGTAATAACCTGATCACCAAGACCAAGACCTTGCAAGCGTCTGAGGTTTACACGTTCCCAGAGTTGGTTGGGCAAGTCTTAGGTACTGGCGACTTTATCAGTACAATTGCTGGAACGGCTAGCGCGATCAACATCCGGGTTTCTGGGCGGGAGGTAACATAATGAGTTGGCTTGATAAACTTGCCCCAATTTTAGGGGGCGTCGGTGGGTTTTTGTTGGGTGGTCCAACTGGAGCGTTAGCTGGCGCGTCAATTGGTTCTGGCATCAGTGGCGCGTCTGCTGCTAAAAACGCCGCCAATATTCAAGCGCAAGCAACTCAGGCAGCGCAAGATGCTCAAGAAAGGATGTTCAATAAACAAATTGAACTCCAAGAACCTTTTAGACAGGCTGGGATTGGGGCGCTTAATAAACTGATTCCGCTTAGTGACTACACCAAGTTTGGTATGGATCAATTCCAAGCCGATCCTGGCTACGCTTTTAGGTTGTCTGAAGGAATGAAAGCGCTTGATCGCACTGCCGCTCAACGCGGTGGGTTGCTGTCTGGCGCTACCCTTAAAGGAGCGCAACGTTACGGTCAAGACCTTGCTTCGCAAGAGTATCAGAACGCTTTTAATCGTTACCAGACAGAGCGAGCAGCCCAACTTAACCCGCTTCAGTCATTGGCCGGGGTGGGTCAAACAGCAGCAGGTACGTTAACCAATGCTTATGGCGCGTATGGCGCGCAGACAGGGCAAAATTTGCAAGATATTGGTGCTGCTAGGGCTTCTGGGTATCTTGGTGGTCAGAACGCTTTGTCAAGCGCGCTTGGACAAGCTGGACAAATGTATCAGTATGGACAACGTACAAATGCGTTGGCTGATTTCTATGGCAGAACTCCAGCGCCAATTGAAAATAGGTAATTGACATGGCACTCCGACCTCTTGACCCGTCAATCGTCAACGCTTACCAAGCGCCTAAGTTCAATATGCCAGATCCTTTGCAGGATGCGGCAGCGCTTGAGCAGATCAAGTCTGGCCGCGTATCGCGGCAATTGCATGAACAACAGTTGGCGCAACTGCAACGAGATTCGACTGCGCTGGACAAGTTGCGCCAAAGCATAGCAGGAGCAGGCGGCCCGCCCGATCTTGAGACTGCGGCTTCAGAAATGATTAAATCTGGGGTTCAACATTATGTTGATCTTGGATACAAAATATTAGAAAAACAACAATTTCAAAAAAACTTTTTAGCCGCTATGGGCGGCGGCGAGCCTGCGCCCGCGCAACCTGCACCTGTGGCAACTACCGCGCCTATACAGGGACCGGTTATGTCGGTAGAAAATTTAAGCGGCGGCGGCACGGGCGTTAAAGTACGACCGTTGTTGCCAGAAGCAGCGCCCGCAGTTACAAATGCGCTTGCGCCATCTGGGTTGCCAACCAATTTTGGTGAAAATGTACTTGGGCAAATTGCAGAACTGGAGCGCAAACGTAATGGTTTGACAATGCTTGCGGCTCAGAATCCGGCCATTATGCCTATGGTTTCGGAACTGTCGCGCCAGATTGCCGAACTGCGTAAACCTCAAGTGTTTAGCCCCGGCCAAACAGTTTATGTTCCGGGTCAAGCACCGGTTACGCTGCCAGCCGCCGAACGCGCGCCGGTCGGTGTATCGCGCGGTGAAACTTTGTATGATTCAAAAGGCAAAGTAATCGCTCAAGGTTTAGCGCCGGAAGCGCCCGCCCCAGTAAAAATCATAGATGAAACAACGGGGAAAGTAAAATACGTTACGCCTTCGCAAGCGATAGGAAAAACCCCTGCGTCTGAATTTACGGGTCTTTCGCCTAAAGACCAGCAGAAACGCGAGGCTGACTATCCTGCTGCGACGTCTACAATAAAAAGTTTTGAAGCGCAAAGCGATAACTTCATAAAAGATATGGAGAAACTTCGGAACCATCCTGGGTTGTCTCAAATATCTGGAATTTTAGCTGGACGTATCGGCGGTATAACTTCTGAAGGTAGAGAAGCAAAAGCCTTGTACGACAAAATTAAAGCTAAAGGTGGCTTTCAGGCCATTCAGGATCTTAAAAATCAATCCAAAACGGGCAGCGCGTTGGGCGGGGTGTCGAACGAAGAAGGTCGTAAGTTAGACGCTTCGTTTGCTGCAATTGATCGAGTTCAAGACGCACCAAGCATTCAAAATGCGCTCGATGATGCAGTTTCTCAACTTAGAAGTTCTAAGCAAATACTCCGCGATAAGTACGATTCTACTTACGAGTATCGCGCTAACCGCCCTGCTACTGCCGCACCTGCCGCTGCCAGACCTGCCGCCGCGTCTAAAGCACCCGCAGGTGTTCCGCAAGATGTCTGGAGTGTTATGACGCCAGAAGAGAGGAAACTATGGCAGAAATGACGCTTGATCAACAGCGCGCGATTGCTATGGCAAAAGCGCGGTTGCGGTTACAACAGCCTAATTTTACGCCGCGCGAAGCCACGCCAACAGACATTCCTGGCGCTGTAGAACAACCAACGCCAGCGCCGGACGGTCGTGGCATTCTTGATTACATCGTAGGTGGGCCGGAGGCGGCGTTGTCTGCCGTGACAGGTCTGGCGGCTGTTCCGGTTGCAGCAACTGCTGGCATCTTGACCGGCAAAATGGGACAACCAAACCAAGACGTAACCGGACGGGTTATGCGCGGCATTCAATACCAGCCGCGCACTCAAACTGGTCAAGATATATTGACCGGCGTAGGCAATGCCGCTGAATTTCTTAAAGTGCCTCCGGTCATTACGGAAGGGCTTAACCTTGAGGGTATTAGACCAGCAACTAACGCGCTGCGAAGCCCGCTTATTGAACGCGCTAATCGTTTGCAACAAGAGCGCGTCACGCAAAGTTTTCAAAATGCGCCACAAATTGAAGCCGCGCAAGCAGCACAACGTATTGGCGTGGCGATCCCACCAGCTATTTCAAACCCTACCAAAGCTAACAAGATTGTCGCTGCGCTAACGGGTAGTCCAGAAACAAGAATGGCGCGTAAGAACGAACCGCAATGGACTGAAGCCGCCAAGAAAGACATGGGGCTTGCGCCCGCTACAACGCTTGATAAAGCAGCGTTTGATAAAGCGCGGGCGGTACCAGAAATTACACAACCTTATGAAGCAGTTGGCAGTATTGCACGACTGACACCAGATGAACAAACGCTGTCCGTTATTGAAGGATTGCGTACCCCGGCGTTAATTGGCGGCGAAGCCAGCGCCCGCGCCGTGTCTGGGTTAATTGATAGCACAGTTCAACAACTTAACGCGGGGCTGTCCGGCAGCGAAGCGTTGGCAAACATTAGAAACCTTCGCCAATCAGCGCAAACAGTTTATAACACACAGCGCAAAGGAATTACTGCGCCGTCGCCGGAATCTATCGCGGTTGCTGACGCAAGCATGGCAATCGCCAACCAACTTGAAGAACTTGCGGCGCAGAATTTAACTGGAACTCAAGCGCGGGCGTTTCAAAAAGCCAGAACTTTGCTGGCTAAGACTTACGATTATGAACGCGCTACTGATTTCAACACAGGGCGTATAGATCCGACTCAACTGGCAAAAATGGCAGAACAAAAGCCATTGACCGGCACAGCATCGGACATTGCCAGCGTAGCGGCAAACTTTCCTAGTATTGCTGAAGTAAAACCCGGCGCTGGTCCTATTCTTCCTACGTTGGCAAGAACAGGCCCTGGCGCTGCAATAGGTTTTGGTCTTGGTTCTATGGTAGGCGCGCCCTATTTAGGATCTATTGTTGGTGGTATCGGTGGTGGGTTAACCAACGCGTTGATGGCGCGGCGTATGTCATCGCCCGCGTATCAAGCCGCTCACGCTATGCCCCCAGATTATCGCCCGCCGGTTAACGCGCTGCGTCCGGTTGAGCCTGGGTCGTCTAACTTGGCAATTTTCAATCCTGAAAACGCTGTATTGCCTCCCGAATACACGCCCAACTTTACAATCCCAAGGCAAGGACAACCGCCAGCGCGTCCAGATTTGCAATCTGCTGGCGTACCGCCGCAATTGCCAGCGCCCGGAATGGAAGGTCCGGCCCAAGCGCGTGGATACGAATACGCCCGCGACAGGGCTGCTGCTGAAGCCGCTGCTGTTGCGGGTACAGGCCCACGCCAGCCAGCAGCGGGCGGGATGCTTTACGAACTTGATCCGTTCACGGGCAAATTACGTCCAGTCGATCAGGGCGTCAAAGGCGCAACGCCAGAAACGTTTGTCAATTACGGATCGGCGCTTGAGTCGGCAGTTGGCAAGGTAATGCGCGGCGAACGCCCGACAATGACTGCTGAAGAAATGATCGCGTGGAAAAAGACCCGCGTTGATTTAGCGACGGCAGACCCCGGCTACGCCAAACTGTCCGACAAGGCTATCACTGAGAAGATGATGGACCGCAAGTGGGTTGGCGATACGATTCAAAAAGCCCGCGATCAGGCCAAAGCGTTTGAAGAAATCGCCGCTCGCGCCAAAGACGCGCAAGCCAAACGTGATGCTATCGCCAAGCGTGATCAATTGATGGATCTGCTTGAAACGCTAGAATCCAAATATGCCCAACCGCGCCCAACGCCTAGCCCGCAGGGTCCAAAGACTCGCGCAGCAAAACGTAACGCTCTTGCCCCGCAATCTGAAAACAATTTGGCCCCATAATGGTTACCTTATCTGAAGTCGATCACAAAATTGACGCCCACGTAGACATCTGCGCGGTTCGATACGAAGGTATTGAGAAAGAAATGCGCGGCGTTCACGCTCGGATCAAGCGGCTAGAGCAGATCCTAGTTACCGGCTGCGGGTCAATCATCTTGCTGCTGTTGACCATACTGACAAGGGGTCACTAAACTTTCACTGTTTGCTTCTAAAATGAAGTTCCTTTTTCTGGAGACTGACATGAAAGACGCAATTATTGATGTTATTGACGGTTCGGAGCCAGTTGATGCGATTCAAGCTCTGTTTGCCGTTGTGTACGCTGTTGCCGCAGAAAACGGCATTGAGCGGTTTACTTTGAATGAATTGTTTTCGTCAACGGTTGACGCGCACTTCCAGGTTGCTGACGCCGCCGAAGAACTTGTTGTAATTGACGAACAGACTGACGAGTAATCTTCCAGCAATACAACCGTGGTATCTGGTGGGTTCGTTCCAAAAGGATGAATAATGTCACCAGTACCACGGTTGTCAGACAGAGAATTTTTGGAGTTGTGGGAACAACACCGATCGCCAGCAGTAATAGCGCAACTCACCGGATTGTCTCAACGACATATCCACACCAAGCGAAGAGCCATTGAAGGCAGGCTCAAAATACAACTTGCCGCCACTGGAGCGCAAGCGCACATTCAAAAATCTAGGCACAAAGCCGGCTTAACTGACGGGATTGCGCTGGTTTTTTCTGACGCGCACTTTTGGCCTGGCATTAGAACCACCGCGTTTAAGGGCCTGCTTTGGGCCATACAAGAACTTAAACCCCACGTTGTTATCAACAACGGCGACGCCTTTGATGGAAGCGCGATCAGCAGGCACCCTAGAATCGGTTGGCAAAACGTCCCAAACGTTAAGCAGGAACTTGACGCCTGCCAGTTAGCGCTTAAAGAAATTGAAAACGCCTGCCACAAGGCGCGGCATCACACGCAGTTGATCTGGCCGTTGGGAAACCACGATTCGCGGTTTGAATCGCGCTTGTCGCAGGCAGCGCCACAGTTTGAAGGCGTTGATGGCACTGCACTCAAAGATCATTTTCCTAAATGGAAAACCTGTTGGACGTGCTGGCTGTCGGATGACGTAGTTGTCAAGCACCGCTACAAGTCAGGCATTCACGCTACGCATCAGAACACCGTTTCGGCGGGAACCTCAATTGTCACGGGCCATCTACACAGTCTCAAGGTTACGCCTTTTGGGGACTACAATGGCACCCGTTGGGGCGTAGACACGGGTACACTTGCGGAGATAGATGGCCCGCAATTCATGGACTATCTGGAAGACGGTCCGGTCAACTGGCGCAGCGGGTTTGCGGTGCTGACTATGCGGGACGGCAAGTTACTTTGGCCTGAGTTGGTCAGCAAGAACTCGGAAGGCGTAATTGACTTCCGAGGCGCACTCATAGACGTGAGCAAATTCTAATGGAAGTAATTGATCTTTTCTTCAAAGCGTGGCCGGTTCTGCTGGCGATCATCACACTCATCGTTGTGTTGTCTAAACTCGACCTGCGCGTGGCGGTGCTTGAGGAAAAGGTAAAGACTGCCTTTGAGATCATCAACAAGATGAAGGATAAAGCATGAGTGAGAAACTTGAAGCCAAGAGTCAGCTTATTGAGAAGACCGCCTTCGCCGTGCTGCCGATTCTTTTTACCTGCGTTGTATATCTGATGTCGTCACTGGACAAACTTAGCCACGATGTGACGGTCCTGAATGCCAAAATCAGTCTGGTGGTCACATCAGACAACAAGCAAGCCGCCAACTCCGGGGCTGAACTTGCTCGGGAAAAACTGCGGCAGGATCTTGAAAAGGAGATCCAAGTCAACCGCGACCTGATCCACATCAATCGGGAACGGATTGTCATCCTTGAAGAACGACTGAGGAAATAATGGCTGACTTCAATCCTGCTTTTGAGAAGATGATTCACGACGAAGGTGGATACCAACTAACCGATATTCCCGGTGACCGGGGAGGACAAACGTATGCAGGCATCGCAAGAAAACCCAACCCAGACTGGGCAGGGTGGCAATACATCGACCGTAAAGACTTTGGGTCAGCTACGCCTTTGGTCCGTGAATTCTATAAATCTAATTTTTGGGATCGTGTCCGAGGTGACGATGTTAAGGACCAAGCTATCGCAGAAACCATCTTCAACTTCGCAGTCAACACCGGCACAGGCGTCGCAATCAAACTCGCCCAACTCATCGTCGGCGTCACCCCAGACGGCGCAATCGGACCAAAAACCATTGAACGGTTGAACATTTGTACGGCAGAAAAGTTCCTGCCAGCCTACGCCCTCGCCAAAATTAGCCGGTACGCGCAGATCTGCAACAAGGACAGAGGGCAATCTAAGTTCTTACTCGGTTGGATCAACCGTACGCTGCAAGGACTCAAGTAATGGATTTGATTGGGATAGGGTCAATAATTGAAGGCGTTGGCAAAGTTGCGGGCGATCTCATCACAACGGACAAAGAACGCCTTCAGATGGCGCTGGAAGACCGCAAGCTGGATCTCGAAGAAAAAAAGATTGATCAGGCCACAGACCTGGCCCAAGTTGAAATCAACAAGATTGAAGCCAGTTCATCTAGCGTATTTGTCGCTGGCTGGCGTCCTGCTGTTGGTTGGGTTGGGGTGGCAGGTTTGGCTTACCAGTTCTTAGGCTATCCACTGATGCAGTGGATTTGGGCGTTTGGGCAGGGCGTAGACATTATTCCCAAAGGTCTAGCCCCGCCGCCCGATCTGCAAACAGATCAACTAATGGTTCTACTGTCCGGGCTGTTGGGTTTCGGGGGGATGCGTAGCTTTGAGAAATCGAAGGGAGTCGCCGCGAAGTAGGTGGCGGTATGCTTCAATGGCCGTTTTAAGGTCGGAGTTTAGCGCCTCGATCTCGACGTTGAGCAGGTTGATGCGCTCAGTCGATTCTTTGGCGAACTGGACAAGGTTCTCATAGCGCCACGTTGCGAAGTTGGTCATGGTTGTTTAGCCTTTTGAAGTAATTCAATGCGCTCGCGCGATACGCGCAGCGTGTTGTAGCGTTGGTGGATGCGGCGAAGGATGCTGGCGCGCCCTTCAGTCGCTTGTTCGTGGTTCAGCATCGCCAGTACCGTCTGCTCGTCCAGCGTTCTCAGGGCTGCGTTCAAGCCCCGCCAAGTGTGATTCAAGTCGCACCTCTAAATCTTTAAGAGTTTCAATAACGCGGTTGTAATTGCGCTGCGCTGCGGCCAGTTCGCGCTGGCGAATTATAAGTTCTTCGCGCGCGGCGATTAGTTTGGCTTGGACTAGTTTCATAGTTCTTCCAACGCTAATTGTAGAAATTCATCGCGTGGTAAATTTCTAAGGTAATAAACCGGGTCGGGTTCGTTTCTGTATTGAAAAGGCCGATCCGGGCCATCGACCGCGCTGTACGCCCAGAAGTCGCCCCGTTCGGTGATCGACATCCGACGGTCTA